TGCTAATAATGCAATCTGCCAAGACTTCGTAAACGTTAAATGGATTAAAGCCGATAGCTCTAAGTTTGTACCAAAGCAGAAATATGATCTCATGTTTTCATGTCCTCCTTACTACCAGGTTGAGGAATATTTAGACTATGATGGTGTTATACCAGACGGCGAACTTAATAACCTACCAACATACGAAGAGTTTAGAGACACATTGTTTGAGGGATACGCTAATAGTTTAAAGATGTTGAATGATAATTGTTTCTTTGTTATAATGACCGGGGATAGCCGTGATAAAAACGGTGCTTATTATGGGTGTGAGGCAGAGCATGAATTGTTTTTTAAATCACAAGGGTTACATATTTATAATAAGATCGTTTACCTTGAATCTGAGTTTACCCGGTTAGCTCATGCAAAAGTTACGTTGAATTACCGTAAGTTCCCAAAGACAGAGCAAAAGATACTGGTATTCTACAAAGGTGATATTTCTAAGATCAAAGATTTGTACCCGCCAATAGGTAGACTGTGAAACCATACACGAATAAAATATCATTAGTTCAGAATGGCCGAGGCGTTTACTGCATTGATACTACAATGGGGTGCGCTTCGGGGCTGGCTGCAAATGAAGGTGGTTGTTATAACGATTGCTATGCAGCCAGAACAGCTAAAAGATATGGGCATGATTTCAGCACAACGGTATTGAGATCGTTTGAAAGTGAAAAACATAAACGTGATATATTATCACAGATCACTAAAATTAAAATGCCATTCATTCGTATTGGCGCAAGTGGTGATCCTTCTGAAAATTGGGAACATACATTTAATATATTGAAGGTTTTGTCAAAGTGCAATACTGAAATAATAATTATAACTAGGCATTGGACTTTATTAACTGATGAGCAATTACAGTTAATGACCCGAATGAATATTTGTACCAATACTTCTGTGTCTGCATTGGATAATTACGAAATGCTTGAACGATCACTTGACCAGTATAACAGAATAAAGCCTTACTGTAAATCAGTATTGCGAATAATATCCTGTGATTTTAATCTTAACAACTCCATCGGTAAACAGCTTGCAGAAATTCAGCACAATTTATTTAAAAATGGATCAACACTTGACACGGTGTTCAGACCAAGTAAGAATAATAAATTTATAATCGATGGTATCATTAATGTAAAAGAAGAAGTGTTTAACGGTAAGAAACAATTAGCAAGTAAGTTCAACCGTAAGACGTACATGGGTAAGTGTTCTACCTGTAAAGAAATGTGTGGGGTGAATATTGCTACTAATAATAACTACCCGATGAAACGAGGTATTGTTAATCAATTAAAACTATTTTAAAATGCTAGACTACATTGGTGAGTATAACGGATGGCAAATATTCAGAAACTCCGAGGGCTTTTTAGAAGGCTATAAGGTGTTGGTAGGAAAATAAAAATTGACGCAGAAAAAACTATTAACTCAGATAGTAAAAGACTTGTTACTAATACAAAAACACCTACTGATTTTATTAAGTTTGTTAATGGCAGCAAACCTAAGAAGTCAGCATTGCCACCACCTGAACAACCTAAACTATTTAATGATGAATTATAAACAACGATACAACGAAGCCCACAAACTTTATTACGACACTACCTTTCCTAACGTGGTTAAGGATGGATTTTATACGCCCCCTGTTATGCCTGATGTGATTACAACAAACGGTCTGACTAAATACTGCCAAAATATGATAACCTGGTTAGGTGGCAGATCAAAACGGGTGAATGTGGTCGTTAGGGCATCAGATAAAATTACTACTGAAGCATCTGGCGCAAAATTTACAGATAAGCGTTATACAAGGTCAGTAAAAAAGAACACAGCTGATTTATTAAATGTTCTTCGTGGTATTTCTATTGATATTGAAATTAAAAATAAGCATACAGGAGATTACATGAAGCCGGGGCAGTGGGAAGAAAAGGCAAACGCTGAACGTGCGGGTGGTAAGTACTGGATCGTCACTTGCGTTGAAGATTTTTTATTTGAGCTGGATGCGTTTTTGTATGGGTAATTACTTATCTTTGAAACTGATAAATCCATTTACATAGTAGCCGATGTGAAAATGGCTTTCTTTATTTAAGACCTTGCATGAACGACGGCTATCGGGATTGCAGGGTTTTTTTTATTCATGGACTTACAAAACACTCCCGAAATCATCTTAGAAGACAGGCTCGTTAATTACTTCGGTAAATGGTTTGATGTTTACTTTCAAGTACGATCATTATGTGGCAGATACAGGATTGATTTAATTATGTATCATCACTCCGACAGATCAAGGCAATATCCAATCGGGATTGAAATTAAAAAGGGTGATATAAAGCGTGGTGCTGATATTGGCAAGTGGTGCTTACAGGCGAAGTCATACGCCAATGCTTTATTTGATGGGAGAAAGGCAACTGTCTTTACTGCGCCTCAAATATCTGGTTGGTATTTAGAAGAAGGTAAGTTTGTTTCAAAACATGATGTAGAAGAAAAAGGTAGCCATCCTGAACAAAATAATGTAAATTCATTCCTCTATAAATCTTTCGGTATAGGCGAGATGCAAAAGTATAAAACTACATGGCCGACAACTAAGGATCAATTCAGACTAGTTATTAATACTCTAAGAGTATGGACAAGCGAAGAACCTTTCGTGCTTAATACTATTAATTTAGACAAAATATGAACCATCCTAATATTACTATCTCCGCATACAAAGCATGGAAAGGGAAACCAGGTTGCAAGCCATACGATACTGATTTCTATTCTGAAATGAATCGAATTAAAGAAGGGTATTATAAACCGATAGTTGACAAGTATAGATCAATAACTGATAAGGAGCAAAAGTATCAATACAAGATAAATGAACTGCCATCAATAACTGTTTCGGCTGTTTGTAAGAATTGGCGTAAAATAGAAAACGTAATAAAGCATACAGGATTATTAAATTTAGACATTGATAAAAAATCTAACCAGCACGTTGAAGATTGGGCATCTTTAAGAGATCAGATATTCGGTATTAAAAGAGTTGTAGCATCATTCCTTTCTGTATCTGGTGAAGGCGTGACGTTTGTTATTAAGGTTCATCCCGATCAGCACAAGGACACTTTTTTCAGTGTGGTTGATGAGATGAAGCAACACATGGGAATTAATGTTGACGCCGGGTTGCATGATATTGTTAGGCTTCGTTTTGTTAGTGATGATCCCGGCACTAAGATCAGATACAACTTCGATGAAATACCATTTACCGGACCATCTGAACAATACTTGCAATCAAAAAAATCATACGGGCATGATCAGACAGTTTTAGAGCCGATAGGCGATGCCGATAGTGAATACAATTTTAATGAAGCGGTAAAGAAAGCAGAACAGGTTGATTCTTTCAATAATGGAAAATGGGTTTTCCTTGTCTCCGTTGCTGGTAGCTGTAATGTGATGGGCATGAGTTTAAAATTCTGCCAGGATTGCGTTATGAAATATTTCAGGCCACAAACTGATATTTCAACAGATAGATTATTAAAGCCAGTAAATGAAGTTTATAAATTATATAAGAGTCAACACGCTTCATTTGATATTGAATCAAAGGCGGAAAAACTAACTGCTAAAGTAAGAAATCATCTTGTTTATGAATGGTTACATAATGGTAAGAAACCAACATCTGATGATATAATACCCATCTGCGAGCAGTTTCATGTTAACAGGGATCGTTTGGAAATTATCATTGATAGAACTTTCGGAGAGTATTCATCCGAATTTGGGTATAATGAATTTCCTAAAGTAAGAAAGGTTGAAATATGGTTGTCTAAAAGGTGGTCGTTTAAATTCAATAACGTTACTGCACAACCAGAAGTATCAGAGTTAGGATCATCACAACTTATCACCGTTAACCCGGATGAATTATACAGGCAACTATCACTATCTAAATTCAAATTTCCATTAGCTGATATTAAATCACTAATCAAATCTGAGTTTGTTAAACCCTATGATCCGATACTTGAATATTTTAAATCACTAACTTGGGATGGTAAAGATTATATTTCACAACTTGCTTCATATATAAAAACAGATAACGACGATGAATTTTGGCCGAAACAATTCCGCAAATCTTTAATACGATCAATCAACTGTGGTTTGGGTAGAAAAGAAAACCGTATCGTTATGGTACTGTATGGTGAGAAACAAGAAACTGGTAAGTCGACATTCATTCGATTCTTATCACCATTTCCAGATAGCCGCTACTTTACTGAATCACCTATCATTGGCGGTAATCAAAAAGATACTGAGATTCGTTTCTCAGAAAACTTTATTTACAATATCGAAGAATTAGCCGGACTTTCAAGGATTGATATTAATAAATTGAAAGCTGATATATCAAAGCAATCAATTAAAGAGCGCAGATCATACGCAGCTTTTGAAACTTCGGCACCGAGACGTTGTAATTTTTGGGCATCAACTAACGTTAAAGAATTTTTATACGATGATGAAAATACAAGATGGCTTGTTTTCAATATCAACAAAATATCTTGGGACTATAAGAAGGAAATTGACATTAATAAAGTTTGGGCGCAAGCGTGGCACTTGTATCAATCTGGTGAATCTGGTGAGTTGGATAACGAGGATCGTGCCATTCGTGAGCATCTCAATAATGATTACAGATACACCAGGACTGAGGAAGAATTATTACCAAGATATTTTGAGTTCGTTGAAAAGGGAACGGGGGAGTTTATGTCAGCTACTGAAATAGCTATGTATCTGAACGGCAAAAGCCCTCATTTGAAGATAAACCACAATAATATCGGTAAGACAATTAAGAATATTTTCAATGTTGAATCTTGCCAATGTAAGATAAATGGTAAAAATACTCGTGGCTATTGGGTTAAGTCCGGGTTCAATAATGCCGATGACGAAAAAAGGCCATTTTCTCCTGTTACCGTCAATGGCTTGAACTGCAATGATTTAACTTTTTGAAGGGTAACAGGTAACAGCAGTAACACCATTTTACTAGAGGAATTATAATAGCATGGAATATCCTGTCTCCAAACTATCTGTTACCCTGTTACTCCTGTTACAACCATATATAATATACTATATTATAACCTTTTATTAAGGTAACAGGACTTTTATTATCCTGTTACCACTGTTACCTATTGTTATATGGAAATTTTTATGTATATCTTTACATAACTTTACAAAATGGGTGATATACGTTTGACCGATGATGAGTTTTTTATGATGCTACGGGCTAATGCAGGGCTATTCAGTCGCACCGCTAAAGCAATTCAAGAAAAGTATCAGATGGAATATACTAGGCAGGCTGTGTACGACAGAGCTTCTAAACGGCCTGAATTATTACAGGATATTCGTGATGAAAATATTGACATTGCCGAAGCTGGGATAAATGATTTGGCTGTATCAGATAATGATGATATAAAATTCAAGGCCTGTACTTTCATTTTGAAAACTCTTGGCAAGAAACGTGGCTACGTCGAACGAGTTGAGAACGCAGTAACGGATAACGACGGGAATAATATCCAACCTATCATAAACATAAACGTAATAAGAACGAAGAAAGAAATTGATGATTCGTTGTAAACTAAGTTGGTTAATGGTTTTTTGATAAGAGTCCTGGAGTTTCTACTTCGGGACTTTATGTTAGCGGGAAGAAAAAACCCCTGTAGAAACAGAGGTTGATGGTTTTTCATTATTTATGTAGAATTTAAAGTTAAAGAAATATTTTTTAATCTGAAATTTATTCTATAGCTTTAAAATTCTAAACTGTTTCGTATCACAGTATGATTACACAATCAAACAATAATAACTCCGGTACATTAACTGCATCTTCAGCTTCTGTTGATGGTGATACGACTTTTAGTGTGCCGGGCTTACTATTAAAATTAATATTATGAGTACGACAGAAATCAAAAAAACCAGAACGCCTAAGAATGCAGAAAGTATAACCAAGGGCGCATTAGCATTACCGTTGCAAGAAAGGGTTGATCAAGCAGAGAAAATTGCGAAACGATCTTAAATTTATTTACTATGCGACTAGACATCTATCATCACATGGTTTACGATGACAACTGTAAAGAGTTGGACATAAAACAGTCTCTCAATTCAATTTTTAATATTCTAAAACAAATCAAAATGGAACAATCAGAATTAGCGGCGCAATTAACCGCACTTACAGAACAAACAGAGAAAGCCAAAGCAGAGATCCTGGCTAAGTTAGCTGACCTGGATGCAGCATTACAAGCAGCAGATGATGTAACGCCTGAAGTGCAAGCAGCTTTTGATGCTTTAAAATCTTCTGTACAAGGTGTTGATGACATCGTAGCTGATGCACCAACTCCGACTGTGTAACTCATAGCCCTGAGTAATCGGGGCTATTTAAACTAATCATCATGCGCTTCACCCTCTTCATACTAATCTGCTGCATCATTGCTTCACTGTGTTCGTGTACAGATATGCGAAAGAATCCGTCAGTAACTTATACTGAAATTGTAGACGGGTGCAAATATGTTATTATGAGAACAACAAACGGAGTTGCTATGGTTCATGCTGGTGATTGTAGTAATAAGATTCATAGTAGTATTATAGTGCCATCACCAAGTGTATTTTTATCAGTAGATACTATTTCAACATCATTTATCAAAATACGGAAATGAAAAATAAATATATTTTATTCCTATTCGCTTTGATTATAATCTTAGGTTGTTTATGTAGCTGTACTAAAGGTTGGGAAGATATTTCAGAGATGCCACCGGCTAAGAAAGTTTTTATAATCAGTAAGCGATTTACTTCTGAATGGATCTACTTGAGAACTGTTACGCAAGAAATTAAAGGTGTAGATTGGCAACCATACTACAATCAGAAACCAGATACGTTGATTTCAACTTGTTCGATAGATAAACGTGATTCATTGTTTAAGATTGAAATAAGGAGCTACGATATAAGATGACCTCCAAACTTCTAACCATAAAACTCTTTTACAACTTGGCAACCCAAACCTTCTATATTCAGTTAGGTGGAACTATTTACCAAGCTCCTGATAAATGGATAATGGAGATCAAGAAACGTGAGGGGTTAGATATTCGTAACGTTAGAGACATTAAGGATATGCAAGAAATAAGTAATAATGATAAATAAATTATAATCTATGGCACAATTATCAAAACAAGTAATCGAGCAAATTGCTCAGAAACTTACAGAGAAAAGTAAAAAGTATGTTGACCAATGTGAGAAAGAATTAAAAGAAGTAGTAACGGAGGCGTATATTCAGCAAGTACCTATTGAAGTAATGAAAGTTTTTAAATCTCATTGCGAGTATATTGAAACAACACAATGTTTATATTTAGACGGTAATGGATTTAATAGGGAAAATATATCAATGACAAGGCAGCTTCCTGCAATGAGTAATTATAATCAAAAATTAAATCTTACTACTGTAATTGCTGACAAGATAATGAAGGTTAAAAGAAAAAAAGAGAAAGCAAAAGAAGATTATAAAAATCTAGTTACTGAAACAGAGGCTGCATTATACGCATTAAAGACAGCTAAAAATGTTCGGGAGAATTTACCAGAAGCCGCTGTTTACTTGCCGCCACCAATGTCAAACGCATTGATTGTTAATTTTAATACTCTTCAAAAGAAACTTAACAAGCAGCCTGAAGTATTAAAACTATCAGAAGTAAAATGACGATATGCTACCCCCTCAAATCCCAATCTGACTACTCAGAACTACGTTACTCACTAAGATCAATCGAAAGATTTTACAGAGGTAATGAAGTTGTAATCATAGGTAGTAAGTTACCGGACTGGATTGATAATGTAACATGGATCAGAGTGGAAGATATACCGAATAGAAAACAATTAACAATTAAGTATAAAATATTGGCAGCGTTAGAATATACCGATGAGATATATTTTATGAATGATGATGTTTACTTACTTGAGCCGCCTACGTTCAAATATTACTATCACGGTGACTTGGCTTCAGTAGGTGAATCAGGAGCAAGACCGTTACTGAAACAGTTGCAGTCATTCGGTAAACCAACTAAGAACTTCGATGGACACTTCAACCTGGTTTACCGTAAGGACTTCAAGAACGTTATGGAGCATTTTGCACATGATGTTATTGTGAAGAGTGCGTATTGTAATTACTTAGAGATTGAAGGTGAGAAGATAGCTGATAATAAAATTATAGGTAAGAAGGTAGATGTGAAACAGTTCATTGAAGATCGTAATTCAATATCAACTGGTGAGAGTAGTTGGGCGGTAGTGCAGCCTGTTATGCAAGAGATATTTAAACAGAAATCAATGTATGAGAAATGATGATTCAGAACGTCCCACTATCTTTCTACTGTAGTCGCTTAGACGCAGGCGAGAACTTCAAGTTTCTTCGCTTCGGTGATGGTGAGTTTCATTGTTACTTAGGTAGTGATATTGTAATCGGTAAGAACGAGCATGATATTTATCCAGCATTAACTAATAAGATCAAAAGTATAGTTGATAACTTAAACCCTGCTCATTACAATGCTTTGCAGCCATATAGTTTAACTATTCCAGAGTTTGCTGGTATCATACCAGATTATAATTGGTTAAATGCAGATGTATTTCATAACGCTTCGGAAGCGGGTGAGTTAGCTCCGTTCTTTAGATCGTTAGAGGGAAGGGATGTTGTATTGGTGAGTAATTGGGAGAAATTAAAATTCAATAAGTCATGGGGGTTTATAGAAGTCGGGTCAAGGAATAGTTTCGATGATCGCCGCTGGGTGTTAGAAGAAATTAGCAAAGATTCAAAAGATAAAGTATTTTTATTCGCAGCATCCCGTCTATCTGTCCCTGTAATCTATGACGGCCCTGAAGATTGCACTATGATTGATATTGGGTCGCTCTTAGATCCGTATATTGGGAAGATAACGAGAAGGTATCATACGAAGATGACTGAGGAGATAATTAAGAAAAATTTAAGTGTATGACAAAAGATACTGACTTTGATTTTTGGAAAAACTTTAGATTTAACCTTAGATTATTAAGAACTGCTAATGAAATAAGCGGGCAAAAGCTGTCTAATAAATTAGGAATGTCAGATAAACGTATTGATAATTTTGAACAAAGCCATGTCCCTAAAGTTGAAGAACTATTTCAGATAGCAAAGTTTTTTCAAGTTGACGTAAACGATTTAATTCATAAACGCATTAAAATAAATTTTGAATGAAAGTAGAAATAAACAATGGCGTAGAATCAAAGTTTATTGATGTTCCTTCAATAGCTTTTGGTATTGATATAAATAATTATGGTGATTCGTCAGAGTTAATGTATATGGTTGAAATAGAAAGTAAATCCTGTGATAATTTAGATGAAACATTAAAAACAGTTCCACTACCAAAAGGTGATTGGAAGGTAATACGAAAACTATGACAATCGGCTTCCTCATACGAACAGGCGGTATATTCGGATCGGTCAGAGAAGTGATCGAGAACGGTAATGTATTAACTGACTTAGGTCATGATGTAACTATCTACACTGATCACGGTAAAGATTTAGGTTGGTTACCTAACATCTGCCAATGGGAATCTAATGAGAAAATAAAGCCTTTGGATTGTTTAATCTTCATTGATGATCCTGATGAGAAGTATTACGAACTATTTAAACAAGCCGAAGCTAAAGTAAAAGCCTACTGTATGTTGGGGTTTGATAAATCCAGAATTAATGGTCAGTTTGTTTCACCAGTTCACCATGAGTTAATAACTAACTATTGGCCGCTGGCCGATTCAGATTGGCAGTTAGAGATTATCAGATATTTCAACCCTGATTGCGGCCCGTCAATAGGCGGTATCAATACTACTCAATTCAAACCAGTAGTAAGAAAGAAGATATTTGATGTCTCCTGGTCTAACGATCCACGGCCAAGAAAGGATAGCAAGACTGTAGCTGAAGCAATAGGGAAGATCAGTAATAAATCATATTACCGTAAAGGTATCAAGCAAGATGACTTAAAGAAGTTCCTATGCGATAGTAGGGTGTTTGTAGACGGTCACGTTAGAGGCGGGTGGTGTAATCCGGTAGCTGAGGCAATGGCCTGTGGTGTGTCTGTAGTATGTACAGAGACACCCTGTAACAGTTCGTTTGCAATAGATGATTTTACTTGTATCAGGGTCAAGGAAGGTGATAGTGAAAGTATGAGAGCAGGGATATTGAAGTTGCTAAGTAACGAGCAGTATGCAAAGTATCTTTCCGGTAATGCGTTGGATCTTATTCGGAAGTTTGATTACAGGATTGTTGGGAAGAGGTTGAGTGATTCGATTATTGAAAGAGTAAATAAAGTGTTATGATATGAGTAACGAATGTAGCAGTATATCTGGTAAAATAACAGGATTGTTTCTTATCAGTAAGTATATGATAAAGCGATATGGATTTGATGTTGCAGTAAAAAGAGTAATTGCAAGACAGGCTAAAAAGAAGCCTCGTTAATGCAACCACTAATTAACATACTGATCCGAACTTCGCAACGTCCGATATTATTCCAGCGTTGTCTGCAATCTATCCAGCAACAAACGTATAAAAATATCAGGGTAATTGTTAGTTACGATTTCGATTGTAATTATATTCCTGATTGGTGTGATAAGATAAGAGTGCAGAAAGGCGATAGTGGTTACTATTGGAATCTTTATTTGAATGAACTTAAAGAGCAAGTTAATGAAGGCTGGTTTATAATTATTGATGATGATGACTTCATATATTCAAAATCTGCAATCGGTGATATAGTTCGTCACTTAACTAATCCTGAAGTAGGTATTATCTGCCAGTTCCTAAGAGGTCAGATGCGTAAACCTGGGTTAGTTCAAATGAGAAATAAAACTATTAAACGTGGGTTAATTGGTATGCCTTGTATTATCTTACATCATTCGAAGAAAGATATAGCATACTTCGACGGACTACCAGCAGCAGATTATAGATTCATTCAAGATGTATCGAAAGTATTGCCGTTGGAATGGGTTGAGAAAGTAATTGTAAAAACTGACCGGATAGGGAAAGGGAAACCGCACAATGTTACACATAGTAGAGCCATACGATAACGAAAAGAACTTAGGTAGAGCTTACAATGAAGCTATGAAGTACTACAATGCTGATGATTGGGTATGCTTGAAAGATCACGACACATTGTTTCTGCTACCTGATACTATCCGTCACATATCACGTTATACTGAGTTGAATCCTGATGCAGGGATATTAACTTGTTATACGAATCGGTTAGCTAATGGGGAGCAGTTGTTAACAGGTAGATGTATGGAAACTGATTCGATAAGATCACATATAGCACTTGCAAAAGAACAGGAGAAAAGATTGTACCAAGTAACTGAGATGGTTAAACCGATTAGCGGGTTTTTAATGGTTGTTAAAAAATCGACATGGGATAACATAAAATTCTCAGATGGTTGTCTTGGCGTAGATAATAATTATCATTTAAAGGTTGTATCTTCTGGAATGAAAGTATTACGGATGAACGCTGTTTATTTATTCCATATTTACAGGATGATGAACGGAACTAAAAATAAAAATCACTTAATATGAGTAATGACTTTATATCAATAAAAGGGTTTGAAGGAGTGTACGAAATTAATAAATATGGTGATGTAAAGTCATTAGCCAGAACATGGATCAGCGGAAACGGTAAGATAGACATCAAACCAGATACTATTTTAATTCAACACATTGTTAAAGGCTACTCAAAAGTATCATTAAATAAAAAACACTATTCTGTTCATAGGTTAGTTGCTGAAACTTTTATTCCTAACATAGAAAACAAACCACAAGTAAATCACAAGGACGGCAATAAACAAAATAATCATGTTGATAATTTAGAATGGTGTACTTGCTCAGAGAATCATAAACACGCTTTTGCTACAAAACTAAGGAAGCCGCATTTTGGTCAGCAACATCAAAACTCTAAACTTGTTTTAAATACAGAGACTGGGATTTTTTATGAATCACTTACTGAAGCAATCAAAACTCAAACATTAAAGAGATCAACAATAGAAGCAATGATGTGCGGAAGAAACCCAAATAGAACATCATTCATCTATGTCTAACAAACCCTTCCAAATACGAATGGATGAACTGCATCCAGGTCAGCAGAAAGTATTATCAGAACGTAGAAGGTTCAATACTTTGAAGTGTGGCAGACGTTGGGGCAAAACAAAGTTATCTGAAGAGTTATTACTTTCACCTGAAGATAAAACCAACGGAGCGCTGAACGGTTACCCAGTGGCGTACTTCGCCCCAACTTATAAAATGTTGATGGATGTATGGCGAGCTACAAATAATATCGTTTACGGTATTACTAAAACTAAATCAGAAACAGAGAAGCGAATTGAATTACTATCAGGCGGCGTAATTGACTTCTGGTCGCTGGAAGATCCAAACTCAATACGAGGTAGAAAATATAAACGGGTAGTATTGGACGAGGTTGAAGTTGCTCGTAATCTTAAAGAAGGATGGCAGAATGTAATACGGCCTACACTTACTGATATGAAGGGTGATGCTTGGTTTCTATCAACTCCGAAGTTTGGTAGTACATATTTCAAGCAGCTTGCTAAACTAACTGATCCAGATTGGATGAACTGGACGTTTACGACTTATGATAACCCGTTCTTGGATCCTACTGAAATAGATGCAGCCCGTAAGCAGTTAGATGAATCCACGTTCAGGTGTGAGTTCCTGGCTGAAGATGTTACGCTGGCAGTAAATAAGTTTATTTATAATTTCGATAGACAGAAGCACGTTGTGAAGGGGTTGCAAGCAATACCGCATTTACCGATACTGCTTTCGTGGGATTTCAATGTTGACCCTATAACGTGCTTAGTCGGTCAGTGTGACGGAATGGAAGATGTTAGGATATTAGACGAATACCGCTTGATGAACTCAGATGTTTACGAAGTATGTGCAAGAATATCGGCTGACTATTATGATAAACCATTATTGGTTACAGGTGATGCAAGTGGACAATCAAGAACTGCATTAAAGAAAGATTTATCTTATTACAAAATAATAAAGCAGGAACTTAAATTAGGAATGGGGCAATTTCGCCTTCCTGCTGCAAACCCTCCAATAAAAAGCACAAGGGTATTAAGTAACTCTTTACTAGGGAAACATAAGAATTATCATTTTTCTGATCGTGTACCGCATTTGATAATTGATATTGAAGAAACAGAAGTTGACGAGAATGGTATAATTGACGAATCGAAAGACAAACACAAAGGACATTTGCTTGCTTGTTTTAGGTATTTCAACTGGACATTTCTTAGGAAGTTTTTGGACAATAAAGTGTATGATTCGGAGTAAATTATTTATATTTAAGTATGAAAGAAATAGTACTTACAAGAGGGCTTTCTGCTATGGTTGATGACGAAGATTATGAGTTTTTAAACCAATGGAAATGGTATGCTCATAAAAGCAAAAATACTTTTTACGCTCACAGAAAAATAGGCAAGTATGGTAGATTGGTATTTATGCACCGATTGATTTTAGGCATTGATAATACTTCGCCTGAATTATTTCCCGACCACATGGATAAAAACGGTTTAAATAATCAACGGTATAATTTACGCATTGCAACTAGATCGCAAAACAATGCCAATAAGATTTCTACTAACCCTTCAGGATATATGGGCGTTTTCCCTGCTGGCAAATCAGGGTGGTTTTCGAGAATAGCAAAGGATAAAAAGAAATATTATTTAGGTTTCTTTAAGGAGAAAGAAGATGCAGCCTTAGCCTATAACAAAGCGGCAAAAGAGCTACATGGTGAGTTCGCAAACCTTAACCAAGTATGAAACCAACTTATTCAGCTAAGGAAATCCTTTCAATGTGTACGCATTTTAGTCTGGAATATAGTATCTTTAAAACTATTGTTGATATAATCGAAGAGGAGTTTGAGTTGTATAATGACGAAGATTTAATAATTTTGATGCAAGCGAGTGTGATAATGTTTAGTAGGTCGTTATTGAAGTTATCGTTAAATAATATGAGATGATATGGAAGATATAAAAACATTCTGCGAAAACAAACTACCGCATTACGGTTCTATAAATATGCCAAGTGTTTTTGTAGTTTCATTTATTACAAACCGTAAAAGATATAAGGAAATTGAAAAATGTCTTAAGGGTTATAAGAGTATATGGATTTCAGATTTAGAATATACTCTTCCTGAAGGAATATATAGGATTGCAATATCTTCAAGACGAGATATGAAAGAAAGTAAAGCTGAATCAAAGAAAGCCGAAAAGAAATTAGGCATTAAATTTTCATTCTAATGTGGAAACTAGAATCAGATAACGGTAAAGAAAGAAGCTACTTAAATTCAGCTACAGGAACAAAATCTGTAATGAATTTAATGTACACCGATAAAGACGGTAACAAATGGTGGTCGTTTTCTGACCTTACAGCAATGCCATATACCAGAAATTTCGCAGCCACTAAAATAACTTCATTATATGCTTTAGGGTTGAGTAAAGATGATCTGACTTCCCACATATCTGGATTGAAAACTATACTGAAGTCTACTGATACAGACAGATACGAGAAAGCCTATGCGAATGTTTTAGACTTCGAGAGTAAAGCTAACAATGCTACTGATGCAATAAAGCAAATGAGTTCTCTTGTCTGTGTCTACTTCACCCTGAACGATGAACCAATAGATTCGTTTGATAATAATTTACAGATAAAGAAAATGTCATTATTGGAGGCCGACATCGAGATGCATGGTTTTTTTTTGAAACATCAGATCGGTATCACAGAACGGTATTCAGCGTTCTTAAATCAACTTTCCCAAATTGCTTCAGTGCAGTAGAAAAGAAAGTTAGTTCATTCAGCGAAGAGATCCAGAAAGCAGCGGATTCGGAACGATCAATGCAGTTAATGATGAGAAGTATCACAAACGGGGTAATATCAGAACGTGATCGGTTGTTTCAATATACTACAGGGGAGTATTACCAGGAGTTATCGTTATTTATTCAGGAAGTGGAGCAGAAAAATGAAGATTATAAGAAGTTAAAGAAGCAATCCAGTTAATAGTTTCCTGATAGCTTTATCAATCTTAATAGCTTTCGATACAGGCACTCTGTATGCAAGCACTTTTGTAGGTGCAAGTTTTGGGCGGCCTGAGCCTTCCCGTTTGCCGCCTCTGGTTTCTTGTTTCATTTTTTAGTTTTTAAAAAGTCGTGTTTATCGCAATGGGTTGCCCGTGATGAATTAGTTGTGTATTTTAAATTCCTCCTATCCGGCAAGTTGTTTGGTAAATAACAACCATCATTAGAAGTAGCTGTTTTTCTATTATGTCCGGCCCATTTACAATTAACGCATTTAGGAAGTTGTTTCATATTGGTTTAATTATGTCTTGAATTGCTAATGTGAATAAATCTCTTGTCATTATTCTTCTTTCATCTATTATTACAGCCCATTTATCGTATATGGTACTGGCAAATTCAGATATATCAATATCTTTTACCCCTATTGGCAACGATGATACGTTATTGAATGGAGTAAAATATGTATTATCCCATTTTTGCTTATACCCTTCCCTTGTTTCTTCTCTTCCATTAACAGGGCATTTATTTGTTTCTGATTTATGCAGCCCATATTCAGCCCCGCAAATACTACATTTTTCGTAATTCATATAGTTTGTTTTTTTTATAATGTTTTAAAATTACCGTTCTTTTGTTCTCTCCAATGTTCAACTACAATAGGGTTCTCAAAACTTTTAACTATCATAATGTGTAAGTATGCTGTTTTTGCTACATTACTTTTCCATGTAAATTTTCTTTGAGCTATTACACAACGATTGCCTATTTTGATAGAATGTATATAACCAACAGTTGAGTTAGTATCAACTTGCTTTTTAATATCGTCGAATGTAGATGTAGTTGGTAGTTCAACAAATGGCTTTAAGCAATCACCATACAAATCCAAGTATTCTTTATTTTGATTTTCTAAAGTTAATGTCGCTTGTTTCATGTTGTTTGCGTTTGAAGTGTAAATATAGCCTTTACTTTGATACTTGTAAACAATTACCTAAAAAAGTTATTAACATTCTGCAATTATCGAAAAACTACTATCTTTACCTAACGATTAGAGACAAATGGGGATTTTTCTTTAATCGCTATGGCAGACGAAATTCAACGGACGATCTACAAACTGGAGATAGACGATTCAGCCTATATTAAAGGGGTTGATTCGCTAACTGCATCTACTCAAAAATTCT